AGTCAGACCAGAACCATCAACTCCTGTAAGTGTTGTTACAACACCAGAAAGGGCTGAACCATCAGCACCAGTCAGAGTTGTTACAACACCAGAAAGGGCTGAACCATCAGCACCAGTCAGAGTTGTTACAACACCAGAAAGGGCTGAACCATCAGCACCAGTCAGAGTTGTTACAACACCAGTTAATCCAGAACCATCACCAAGATAAGATTGGGCAGTACAAATTCCCGTTACACTTAAACCAGAACCAACGTAAACAGAACCACCAATAGTGACATGAGTATCAAATGATGATTCACCATAACTTTGGAAACTTCCGACTGTAGTAAGTCCAACTACTCTGAGTGTATTCAGTGTTGTAATACCAGTTACATTTAAATCACTAAAATTATTTGGTGAATTTACAATGGCAGTTTCAATCGTGTCTGTTGTAATTGCATCAAGCGAAGTAATATTCTTAAGCTGTCTTCCATTTGTTAACACTATAATATCATCTAAGTACAATTCACGAACAGTTCCGATACCACTAGCACTTATTGTGGTGGCAGATACATGAGTAATTATACCAACACCAGTAATAGTGAGATTTCTACCAGTTACTTCATCATAGACAACATCATCTTCTACATACAGATCTCCACCAACATATAAATCACCACCAGTTGTAGTCACACCACCTTGACTTGCAAGTGTGGTGATACCAGAAGTCAGAAGTGAAGTTGTGGTAGTAACACCTAAGGTCGTGATCCCAGCAGCCTTGAGGTTTCTCGAAATATCAACGTCAGTGGTTGCAATAGAGACTGGAGTTGGTGCGGATACCGTTACATTACCAGTCGTTGTGTTTAACGATACATTTGTCCCAGCTGTTATTGTAGATACAACGCCAACAGCCAATGTGGTTCCATTACCAAGGAGACTATAAAGTTCAGTGAAGTTACTATTGATTTTTACACCACCAGCAACTAGAGTGTCACCAGTACCATCATTTGGCGTTGTGCCAGTATTAATACCTTGGTATGCCATCTATTGTAGGATCCTTTTCTATGTTTTATTTATTTTAAACTAGATAGTTGTTGAACTTCAGAGGTCTGGTCCTCTGTATAATTGGAGATGTGGTCAATCCAGCATATCCGTTTGGTGTAAATGTGAGCGCTTTAGAAGCAACTCTATTCTTAAATTGAACTCTACCCCAGGTGTATTCACCCAGACCTCTACTCCTTACAAATGCTCCAACTGCAGTAACACCAAATCCAACATTTTCAATTTCAACTCTCTTGACTACGGTTGTTCCAATACCAACAGATGTCAAATCAACGGTATGGTCATAAACATAATGTGCACGATAGAGACCATCACTATTGGTTGTTGATAAACCAAAGTTGGAAAGATTAACAACAAACAGATCACCAGTTCTAAGTGTACTGACTGTAAGAGCTGTTCCTACAATATTTGGATCTCTCATAAACGAATCATATGGGAGATACAGTTCAAGGATTCCCAGACCACCAGCAGATTGAGCATAACCAACAATATCACCTTGATCACCGAAGTACGAATTAACACCAACCACTTCTCTTCTTGCCTCAGGAACCTCAACGAGAACCTGTGGAGGATTAGCAGCAGAATAACCAGCACCCGCATTAGTGATTGTGAATGATGTCACACCACCACCAGAGATGTTGGCTGTTGCAGTTGCTCTTGTACCACCCACGATGTCAATTGGTTGTGAGATAGAAACAACAGCTGAACCAGAATATCCAGAACCAACATTGCTGATTGTAAAACCAGTGACAGTTCCAGCGGTACTGACAGAAACTGTTGCTATTGCACCAACGATTGGTGACTGGTCGATGATCGTCACTCTATCGTTATAATCAAGAAGTGCAGTTTCATTTGTTGAATTGAAGAATGGTCTAATACTATCAACATATGCGTCAGTAGTATTCACACCAATATATTGAGTGATATATCCATAAGGATAGATCGATGGTTCATAATCAACTCTATCCTTCGTTACAAAGGAACCATTAATAACAATATCGTCAATCTGCTTACACCATGTTAATGGTCTTACCAGAGACTGATTTGTCGTAATACCAGGACCATCATAAGCAAAAGTTGTAACAGTATCCAAGGTTGTGATACCTGTGACAATTCTTTCCTCTTGGAACAATGCCAATGACTGACCTTTTCCTGAATCATTCTTCAGTTGTAAGGTATCACCAATCTTTACGGTTTCAAGAACATCAACCAGAACAACGTCAACACCTGGAGTACCTTTATAGAAGATAACTTTAGAAACATCACCTTCCTTAGGTGGTTCTGTAAATTCAATGATACTACCACCATTAAACTTATATGCTGCATTAGGAACCTGAAGAATGTCATTAATGGTGACAATTAAACACTGTGCAATATTGATGTTTGAACCGACTGCGGTTTCGATTGCAAGTAAGTTTCCTGCGATTTCAAGCGGGAATGTCTTTCTGACACCATCAAACAGAGGGTCAAGCCTATCAAATACATCGAGTTCACCAATTGTGAATCCGTTGAAGGTATCACGATAAACATCCGTTACAGTAAGTTTGAAGTGTTCGAATGATGCACTTGAGGTTGTTTGGATACCTGTCGTGCCACCAATGGCGAGTCTGAGTTCTTCACTCTCACCATAAGCAAGACCACCACTTACAATTTCAAAATTGATTACACTTGAACCTTGACCAACCTTGACATCAACCCTGGCACCTGTGCCTATACCAGTTGATCCATCTGCATATACAAGTGGAATACCTTGATATGGAAGAGGTGCGTCAATTACAACCTGTGGTGGATTATTCTGATCAAGATTTGATCCGAAGAACGATGTCGTGATTGCAACAACTTCACCATTTTGAACGGTTGCAGTACCGATGTTAACGACGGTTGCAAAACCAACGTTGGTTGTAATGATACCAACCTGAACTGTCTGAACACCAACTCTGTATCCAGATCCAGGGTTACCAATTTCGATTGAAGTGATTGTACCACCACCAGAGACGAAACATGAAGCACCAGCAGAGATCAGAGGTTGGAAACCAAAACCTGGTGTTGATGCAACCGAGATAATGGTGCCACCTCTTGGAAGAGTTGCTCTGTTAGGATCATCCTCAGAAGAACTACTTTCACCAAGGTAAGTAATACTCGTAATACCAGCAGTTTCACTTAGAGTAAAGTCACCAGTGGTTGCCTGAGCACCCTGTGGTTCTTGAAGAATGTTAGAGTTCAGAATGATTGCTTGGTTAGTTGCAAATCCAGTCACATTACTTCCATTCTGAACAAGTGAGAATACCTTCTTCTGACCATTGAAATCCTTTTGAATATTATCAAAAGTGAAGTTAGTGCTGTAAGTACTTGTGGTTTCATCTTCAATACCACTTCTCATGAATGTTCTACCTTGGAATGTAGAATGAGTGGTGATACCTGACCAATCCACATTATCAGGACCTGCAGTATCTGTTCCGATTGGAATATTACCGAAAGGAGCAGATGCAAAGTGAACGGTACTGTCGATGATGTTATAATTACCACCAAGCTTCTGAACTGTGGTACCGTTGGCGTGAGTTGCAACACCAGTACCCATCTGTGCTCTCAGAACCTTGAAACTATTTGCTGTGGTCACACCAACGTTCTGAATCAACATGATCTCATCATCAATCTTAATCAGATCATTTGCTTTGAATGATGTGATTCCAGTGACTTCAAAGTCAACATCAAATATAACTTCTTCATTCAGAGTTGTTGATACTACAACCTCAGTGACTGGAGCCTGAATCATATTATCAATAGCCAACAATGCTCTTGCATTTTGGTTGGTTGATGTTAACTTGTGGAATGTTCCAATACCAAGAGTCAAAAGATCAATGGTGTCAGGAGTGCCTTTCAGTGCAGCAGCTGCATTTGTAGCAAGACCAACCTGTGTGTCACTTACTTTAACTGCATAGACTTCTGTTGGAAGTTTGTCAGTAGAAACCCCTGAAATAGATTGTGTGACAATTCCGATTGCATTGGTGGACTCGTACAATGAGTTCTCATAGCTGTAAACGAGTTTTTCACCAGTGACAAAATAGTGATCGGGAACGGTGATCAAATTATTTGTAAGATCTACAATACTTGAATCATTTCCAAGGAATGCTCTCTGGAAGATTGGAAGATCATTGTGCTTCAGGTTAAATGCCCTTCTTGTATCGAACTGAGTACCTGTATAAGTACCATGGTTAGAGAAGAGAATGTTATTTTGAAGGTCACTGATTGAAGTGATACCAGTGATATTGTCAAAGTTCTTCAGACCAATACCAAATGTCTTCACATCAACAGCGATGTTTGCATTTGGAGTGAAGTTCAGACGAATCGAACTTCCAGTCTTGGTCATACCAACGGTACCAAGTCCTACACCAGAGATAGTGTCAATTCTACCGTACTTAGTAATATTTTGATTACTAGTGGAGTCCAAGACATGACACTCAAACATCTCATACTCATCATTCGTAGTATCATGGACAGTAACCATGAAGTACTCTGCAGCAAACGGATTGTTAAATGAAGCAATCTCATTAGCAATAGGTGTACTAGTTGAAGCAATACCTGTATGGTATGATGAGAGGTTAGTCACGATCATTCCAGTGGTGTCAACACCAGTATTTGTACCATGTACTTCGACAGACAAGATATTGGCCGTTACAGCAGTTCCTACGGTAGGATGAATGTCAATCTCAATATTACTACCACTAATGTTGGCAGTGTAAGTTCCAAATCCTGAAGATGGATCGGTAGTAGTATCAATATCACCATACTGAAGGAGTTGTACACCTGTTCCATCGTGAAGGACGTTTAATTCATTGTAGAAGTAGTTGTCATTACCATCTTCCATCTGAATGTGAACTTTTGCAGATCTAGTTGCAGTTGGAAGTTCTAATAACGTGGTTGTAGTACCAGAAGCAACAACGACAGAAGATGATGCAACTGAAACCATACTACCGATTGCAGTCGATCCAATTCCTGTCAGATTTTCTACACCAGCAAAGTTGAAGTAAGAGATTTCATAATTGTTGTATTCAAACAGATTTGGATACCACGCGAGACCAAACTGACTTGTACCAATACTGACATGTTCAAATGAACCAAGTGCTTTACCTGTATCGACCGTACCGTATTGATTTAAGAAACCGACTGAACCATTCTGGAGAAGAGTGACAATACCAAACTGTTTTCTATTTCTAATTTCAGTATCTTGAATAAGAGTAAAGAACTTATTCCATGCATACTTGTTATCAAAGAAACTGATGATTGAATAAGGTGTGTCTCTTGGATCACTATCAAACTCACCACTAAAGTCATCAATTCGAAGAACTCTATTACCTCTTGATTCGAAGTAATCAACAAGAACTTTATTTTCAAATATAATTTCGTTGGAGATCGTTCTTCCATTCGAAATATCCAATGTCCTTTCAGTTGCGCCATCAAAGTCAGGGAAACAGTTGAGCATTCCCTCACCAATAAGATCGACAACAGTAGAAATCTCAATATCTGCTGCTGTTACAATACCAGGTGTATTATTATCAATTACCAAGTCAGCAAATTTTTCAAAACCTGCGGTGTGGTTCAGAGAACTTACTGCATCATCCCATGTGTCTAAAGCAACTCTCGATTTGAGAGAGTATGAGAAGTTTTGATAGTATTCATTATTAGGAATGACTTGAAGGTTTTCATTCAAGAAACCAGAGTTTGTCTGCCAACCATCAATAAACGTTGCACCAACACCAAGTTTGATCGTTGAATCAAAAACAGTTCTATCTAAAATTGTTGCCCTTACACCAGATGTTTCAGATACCACATCTGTACCAACTACAAAATCGTCTTCGGCAGAAACGAAGAGATATCTACTTACACTATCGAATCTTTCGACAATACCAGTTCTTCCTTCATTTGTAACCCTTTCTCCAGCCAACAGAGGTGAAGTTCTGATGACAGGATCAAAGATCGGGAAATATACCTTAGGAGTTACAGTACCAGATACAGTACTGACAACTTCTCCAGGAACTTCACCTGTACCAAGAACGTCTGAAAGACTGTATTCAATAAATGCACCACTTCCTCCGAGTTGACTATCTAATGAAGTCACCTTGAAGAGTTTATATCCATAATCTTCAGAGTTGTAACCCTTACCTACAGTTCCAAAACCAATTGCAACGTTTTCTACAAGGAATTCTTCACCAACTTTAAATGGCCAATCTTCAGGATCACTGAATTGATGAGAGAAGGTCAAACGTACAATTTTTGAGGTATTGTTGTACGTGATTGAACTAATACTGAAACCATTGGTGTTTTGAACAGGAATTATATCTGGTTCAACATCATTCAGAGATTGTGTATTCTTAACAATATCCACAAAGGTCTGATCAAAGTCAAATCTCAGATCAAGGTCAGTAATTTGTAATCCTGTCAAACCATCAAGAACTACCAACTGTGGGGGTTGACTATAATTGACACCACCTGAAGAAATACCAATCTGTTCGAATGAACCAAGTGGATCGACTCTAAGAACCTGTGGAAGATTTGCAACAATGTTCAGAGTATTGTCTGACGGGAAACCAAACCCAATGTAGTTCATCTTCTGTTTAAGAACCGAACCGATTGTTGTACTCTTTGGTTCTAATAATGCACCAGTTCCTTTTGCACTTCTGACAGATGTAAACCCTGGAAGAGTTTTATATCCCGTTCCTTCATTGACTGCATTAAGCCTATCGATAGGACCAACTGCAGTTAGTGAATTGGTGTTATACGTGATTGTAGAATTAGTTGAACCATAAGATACTATGGTATCACTGTTATATGGAATATCGTAATCAAAAGTATCTGACGTTATCCCTATAATATTGTAAATACCATCAAATTTATTGGGAACGACTCCAATAGTATTATGTTTGAATACTCGGTCATCTTCAAATATTCTTAATTTGACTGGTGGTATAATATCGAGGTTGTCTGGTTCAAAACCATAATACAGGTTCTGAGGAAGTTCGTTACTTACTCTTAAAGTAAGATTTGCTGTGCTATCAATACCAATTTTTCCTGAAGTTGTAACTTCAAATGATGAATCTGTTTTTGTTGTGTAGAATTTATTAATCTTCTGAGAATCACTGTAAATAAACATCTCATATGCAGAATAAGTAATTCCCTTATCGACAAACGACAACGATGGGTCAGATAAATCAAACTTTAAATTCTCATTTCTATAAACTTCAATTCTTGGATTTATTCTTGCAATACTACCAGTTGTTGCAGATCCAACATTAACAAAGGTTGGGTTTTCTGAGAACAATTGGTAAACTTCTTCTGTAAGTTTGATTACGTCATTCTTGTAGACGTAAACATAATACATTCCATTTGCTGTCAGACCCTCTGATGGATCACCAGAAGTATAGATGACTTTATCGCCAGTTCTATACTTATTTGGTGGGACAGTGAGCATATTACTAACTGTGTTGATACCTGATGGTTCAATGGTATCTCTATCAAATACGATTCTTCTATTAAAATCGTCGTAAATTACTTTGATAGTTTTCGTACCAGTTGGATTTACATCAACTTGTATCCTATCCCCTCTCAACATTCCATGAGTTTCGCCAGTGGAAACTGTCACGATGTTTTGGGAGATTCTACCCGTAAGAACTGATGGAAGAACAGTTACAAGACTGTGTGTCTGTCCAAGATTTGTGGAGTTGGTAAAATATAATAAACCACCCTTTGAACTATCAACACCTACGTATTGATCAGTTACTGTACTTAATGCAACTCTATCCGATGCCAGACCAATAATATCTTTGGAAATTGGAACCGCAAACAGATCTCTTGTCTCATCAAGATTGAATATTGAGGAGGATTGAATACCACTCCAAACTGCCAAAGAAGTGCCATCACCTTTGTAATACTTAAGTGGAGTATTGAGTCCAAACCCGTGATCTGGATAGAAGAACTGCTGTTGTTGAAGTCTTACTTGTGTTAATCCGACACCAGGGTTTGAGAACGTAATTGTCGTTGCGGTACCTGTAGTAGCAGTTCCAAGACCAACCGACTCATTAGGCATGAAGTAATGAGTCTTGTTTAAGTTTGAAGGTTTGTTTGTACTAATACCAATAGTAGTAAATCTTACTTTTCTGGGGTCGTCTCTTACAAGAGTACCAGCTGGATGAACAGTTTGTGGTGAACCGTTATATCCTCTCTCAACTCTTATTCTTCCAGAAAGTGCATCGAGGTTCAATACCTTGAATTGTTCACTATTAATTCTTAAAATGTCGTTTGGTCTTACGGAGATCAAATCGATAAAACCATTAAGATAGATAAATGTTACAATACCCGTGGCTGTACCAGTCCTGATACCAACTGACGTATACCATCTTTCACTTGATACACCAATTCTATATGGTCCAGTAATACCCCTATAGAATTCAGACAGGCCATCAATATAGACAACATCATTTGGTAATAAATTATGAGGGACTGAAGTAAATCCAACAAAGTCATTTCTAGAGATACCTCCAACAATTTCACAGTCTTCGAATATAGTTGTTGCCAGACTTACTTGATTGACAGTCTTACCTTTAAGTTGTGCAACTCTCCAGTTGACCCCTCTTCCATCAGTTTGAGATGAGTCAAAAATAACTTTATCATTTACTTTATAGTTTTCTCCTGGATCTTTAATTTCAACTTTATCAATACCACCCAAGGAAGTTGTAGTAATATCGACAGATGAATTTCTTATCAGATCTGAATTGAATATGTAATCATATCCATTATTTCCACCGTTAGTAAAATAGAATCTGGTGTTTCTCAACCAATTGTTTTTGGTAATGTCATATTCGGTCTGATTAGACGATGCCCTGAAGTTGAATGCATTCGGTAAAGACTTGAACTTTTCACCAATAACGTATGGGAACTGTGGAAGTCTATAATTATTGAAAGGACCCGAAGACTCAATATCATTACTAATGGTACAGAAATAAGCATACACACCATTTGGATAATCGGGTGTGACACAAAATCTACCATTGTATTCATCAAGGTCACCATCTCCAGCAAACTCGTAGTCATCAACAAAGAATCCATTACGGAATGCAGTGTATGATGGTCTGTTGACAGGGGTATTCTTTAACTTATATCCACTTTGCATTCTACGAATGTTACCAGATCCGTTGATATTTTCGTATGCATATGGACCATAAATTGGATTTCCATCGTATGCCCATCCAAGAATAGGAGAGTGGAATCCACTGGACGTTTCCTCACCACCTATGGTCAGTTGTAAGTCAAAAAGACCATACTTGAGATTATCTTCTTCAAATCCATTGATTGAATTAGAAGCTGCTCTGAGAGGTCTCTGTGCAAAGAAGGATGCAAATTGTAAAGATGTGTTGGCGATATTCTCCGTCAATACACAATCATCATCTAAGATATTGTTAAAGCTCTTTTCGAACAGATTAACGTTCCAACCTCTTACATTTGTTTGAACTCTTGCACCTTGACCAGCAGCAATAACATCAATAGAAGTCTTACCTACAGTATACCCTACTCCACCTTTTTGGACGACGACACTATCAATTTTACCATCCTTGATGATTGGAACAAGAATAGCATAATCACCTTTGTCATCTAAACTCCTGACAATTAAATCTGGTGGGGAGTTGTATCCACTTCCAGGTGAATTAATAACAACTTCTGAAATCTGTCCATTATTGATAATGGGGGTCAATATGGCACTTTGTCCTGATTCAAAGGTAACTTCTGGTTGTCTATTGAAATCGATAATTGTCGATGCACCATATCCAACACCACCATTTACCGTATCGATGGTTTGAATGGAACCTCTAAACACAGGTTGTAATTTTGCCTCATACAGAAGAATATTGCCAATAAATGGATCATCACTAATAAGCCAGTGTGAATCTTCACTGACGAGAACATAATATGGATTATGAATCTCTGCTTCCGTGTCTGTCCAGGCAAGAACTGAAGGTGGTGTAATAATATTTTCAGTAATCGGAGATTCAATTATGTATAGTTCTTGGAAATCCTCAACAAAAGTTTTATCGAATGATGCTGCTGCACCTTCTACTTCAACGGTAATAGGTGGATAGTTGAAGGATCCCCTACCAGCATTGATAAAATCGACTGTTATTCTTCTGTCAAAGAAATATGAGTTATTTTTAGTACCAGTTCCAACTTCAGTCAGAGCAAATTCATCATCATTAATTTTCAAAACATAATAATCTTTATTTTCAGATAGTCCTTCAACTCTTGGTAAAGAATCATCCCTTGTGTATCTTACAATTTCTCTATCTTTATAACCATGGTTTACAATCTCAACTCTGTTTGAAACGGTATTGACACCAACAGATGGAATTGTTCTCTTCTTATTTTCATAACCTGTTCCAGGATTAGTGATTACGACACTGGAGACAACGGATTTCAGTTTAGATGCAGTGATGTATTGAACACCATCACCAAATTGAGTTAAAGTTACGGTATTAATACCTGCAACAGCTTCAGGTTTTGTTCTATGAAGTTTAAGGGTTTTTTGACCAGTAACAAATACAAAATATTCAGAATCGGTTGTAAGACCAGCAATACCTTTTGTACCTCTTGGTTGATAGATGACACTTTCACCATCGAGTAATTTGTGATCTGTTTTAAAGGTAAATGTGTCAGTTGCAAGATTTACATCATTTGAATTTGCATTAAATGCATTTTCATGTACAATTGAGACCATTCTTGGTTTTGCTGCTGCACCTACACCATTACCACCCTTAATTGTAATAGTCGGTGGCTCATAATAACCCAAACCAGTGTCAATAACGTCAAGTCTTTCTAGACTTCCAATTACATTAGCGATAGCTGTAGCACCAACGCCAGTTTCATCAGATATTTTGACAATAGGGGGATTGATGATGTCATAATTTTCTCCACCTCTCGTGACATTAAAACTAATAATGTCACCATAGTATACACTATTTGTGGATTTATAATTTAACAGTTCAACACCATTATTCCAAATACCAGTAGTACCAGGTTTTGTAAATTGATTGTCAATTCTATTATTAGTAGGTTCAAGTATTTCTCTGTAAATACCCTGAGGTTCGATATTTTTCTTATAGAATTCAAGTAATGTCAGAGAAGCATTTGTGACATTACCATTGAAAGTGAGGTATGTTCCTTTGAATAAGTCTGCCTTACTTCTTGAGAGACTAATCTGACTCTCATTAATTCTTCTTACGAAATAAGATCCTGATGACACACCCTCAAAACCTTGACCAGCTGACTGGAAGTAAACAGAGTCTCCTGTATGGAACCCATGATCAGGTAAAGTCGTTGGGTTAGTTGGAAGAGTAAGGATTTGTGTGCTTTGAAGTGTCGTTGAGAAGGTTACACTACAATTGTAGGTATTGGTTAAAATATCATCGAATTTCGGAATTGAGTTCGATGAAACCATCACCTCACCATCAAACTTGGCATACGTATTCTGAACGTTTGCAACAAATTCTTCGATATATGGATATCTTGTTGAAGATCCCTTCAAAAGTTGATTTTCTACATAAAATTCACCTGTGAGAGGAATTTGAGAAGAAAATCTTACATTGACCGTATCTTTTGAAATAACCCTAACAACTGTTCCCAGCAAGGATATGTTTTGATCGGGATTTTCATACCTTAACTCGTATCCTTCACTAAAGAAGTGAGTTTCTAGAAATTTAAACTGGTATATAAACGCAAGAGGATCAATAACCGTAGTATCACCAACTCTATACTTTGGTTTGATATTGAGAAACCAATTATTATTCTTTTTGGTTGTAGCCTCATAACCAAGAGATTTTATCTGAATAGTATCAAGAGGTCTGAAGTAATTCGTCTTTTCGTTTTGAACAAAATCCTTCAGAGTTGAAGTAAAACGTACCTGAATCTCAGTATCAGTATTAATTCCAACATATGCATAAGAATAGTCATCAAGTTTGACATCTTCAGTCTTATCAATATCTTTAATGATCCCATCACAATTGAAAAACTGGTTTGATGTCTTTCCAGAATATCCGATGGACATTTCTTGACCATCAACGTCATTGATAGCCAAATTTCCGTATTCAGGGAAATCTATGGTAGAGTCAACACTGATAATTGATGCACCAACACTGACACTCTCAAGAATTTTCGTCAATGGGTTTGGTTTGAATTCACCATAGATCGAAGCAGTGTCACTGGTGTAATCAAAACCCTGATCAATACTGATTTGATAGAATTGATAGTCTGCATAGGGAATTCTTTGTACATTTGTTACTGCACCCCTTGCCCCTGTCCTCTTTTGGAAGATAGTGAGATTTTTTAAGTCTAAGGGATCGCCTTGAAGTTTTTCAACAACATAATCCTTAGTGACTTTATAGTTTGCATTAGATGGAGTAAAAAGAAACTCGGATGGTTTCAGAATCTCGACATCTTCACCATATAATGCTCTAAATAAAATTTCAAATGACTGATCTGTACCTTTTGAAGAGTAAAAACTCTTCGCATTGTAGATAAAATTCTTTTTATTTAAATCTCCGTAAAAATTTCTATCGTCATAGCCTGGTGTGACCTGTTTTTTGAGTTTTTTGAAGAATTCCTTCAAAAACAGCACATTAAGGTTCTTTACCTCTGCACCTGAACTATGTGTTTCGGAATCAGTTTGACTAAAAGTCAATTCATCAGGATTTCCTGTAGTGATATAGGTTGTGATACCACTAAATCCCCTTTTACAACCAGTTAATGAGGTTGGAGTGACACCAGAGTAAAATATGACCTCATTGTCAATTTGAACGATACCGTTATTTTCAGGAAAACCAATAGTTGACGATACAGGGATGGTTTTCGCCTTCAGACTGAGATTCGACGATAAAGTCGTATTATCTACAATATCAAATAACTCTTCTACCTTAACATATTGATCAATATTTTGAATAATGTCAGCAGGCCCACTTTGAGACTCTTGGGAAATATAATATTGCTCTAAAAAATCCGAAAGAAGAGGAAAATCTTCTCTAACATATCTTGGAAGTTGGCTGGTGACAATTTCCTGGAATTTTACTCTATCTACTGCCATTTTTTATTAATTAGTAGGATCTACCGAAGGTGTTAGAAGATGTTGTTGAAGGTGTCACTGTTTGTGAAGCAGAAATTGTACTTGCAGTCTCTGAATCCACATCAATGGTGACAATTGGATTTCCTCTTACCAATGTATTCACACTGTAACTTGATGATACAATGTAATTTGTACCAGAAACATCATTTCCAGAAGAAATGTTGTCAGATACAGCACTCACTGTTGTATTATTTACATCCAATTGTAGGAAGAGATCTTGGAGACCAATTACGTCATTTGAGAAAGGATTTACAGATACTTCGATAATAGGAGAGTTCTTATTTACCTGTGTACTAATAATATTGATGGGATTCAATCTTATTTCTCCCTTCATGTAATCAATCGTACCAACATTCTGTTTAACGATAATTGGTTCGGTTGGAGAATTAAGTTTGAAAAGGAAAACTGTTCCTTGTTGAAGGTTTCCAGTGGGTCTATCACCAAGATATACAGTTCCACTAATTCCACTTACTGTAAATCCAGTTGATCTGATATTATAACCGAGTAAAGTACCATCATAGACTGGACTATGACCATGATTCTTGACATGGAAGCGATTTCCGAAGCAAAGTTCGTATTCAGCAAAAGTATTCAGCCTCGCTTGCATGTCTCTTCTCATTTTGATGGTCGTAATGTTCGATGTCATCGATTCATTACTACTATCTACGACTTTTTGGAACTTTGAATACTTAAATCGAGCACCAAATTGGTTTAATTCTGAAGAATCTGCATATTTTGCAATATTTTGAGTCACCAAATTCTGAACAAACGATCCAGATGGTGCTTTATTTGGATTATAGTACGCTTCAACGTCTGCTTCGACGTAAAGATACTTAAGATCGATGATTTCTGGCCTAATTCCTGCAACAGTGTACTTTTTAATATTCTGTTGTAGGTTTTGTTTGATGGCACTTGACAAAAATACGCCGTTATAAGGCTTGATACTGATAAAAACCTTGCCAAATTCGGGTGGATTGAGGTCTTCACCACCAAAGGCAGACACAGATTCGGCTTCTGGGTAGATTTGAGGAACTAAAGCCTCATAATCTGCTGCTGTGACTGCTCTATTTTGCGATGCATAGATCTGCGGAGCGTATTTTTTGACCGATTCGACACTTTCGATCTCCTTTCCACCGTAAGAAGGTACGTTTGTGGAGATAATCGAGACTCCTTGACTTACACTTGAACCGTTATTGTCTACGATATTGCCGATATAAGTGAAATTATTGATATTGTTGGCGGCTGAACCGTTGGAAACAATGTATGTTGCCTGAACAAAGTTATTATTATCAAGTTTGACGCCAAAAATTCCATCTCCGAACAGTAATTCATACCTCTCCTGATTAATTTCATGGATAAAGTAACACCTCGTATCCTTAGTAACGTCAAAAAGACTGTCAAAAAGTTCAAATTTTCTTGAAACTGTCGAAACTTCAGTATCTTTGACGATTACTGACAAGGTATCGGTGTCAATACCAGAGTTTGGAAGGATAAATTTCTGTTGTGGGTTACCAGTATCGACAGTAAAGGTCTGAGTTATGAATGTTCCTTCGTATACATCAATGGTAAAACGTGCAAAACCGTCCGAACCTACAGGAACGGTAACATCATTTGGAATTGAGAAGATATAATTTCTATTTCTATCAGACTGTGTTGATCTTGAAGTCAATACAGCACCAGCTTTAAGTGTCAGTGCAACTGCTGTTGTACCAGATGCATTTACAACGAAAGATACATTTGCTACAGAGCTCTTTCTAGATCTTGGTACATATCCAATATTCCTCGCGAGAGACACCACATTCTCCCTGAGAGTGGCGCTATCAATGAATACCTCATTAGATACCATATTGGCATTGTATGAGGTAATGTACGTATTATATGCTAACGTATCGATAATTGTGCTTAGATTCGATCCCTCAAAATCATAGTCAGTGAAGTTCGAGTTTGTACGAAGGTAATCCTTGATGGATTCCTTGATCTGATCAAAATCTAAGTTTGCGAAATTAACTAGAGGCATTTACCTAGTCTGTTGTAATACAAATGATAATTGTTGTTGCGGAACATCGATTCCAACAATATTATATTTGATGTAACAATCAAATGCATTATTATCATAATCAGGTGTTACTCTAACCTGTACTAATTTTACTCTAGGTTCATAGTTGATGATTGTAGATTCAATCTCACTTTGAATTGTACTAGCAGTTAAAACGTCAAGGTTCTCAAATAACAGAGCAGTGACCCTAGAACCGATATTAGGTTCAAATGGTTTTTCGCCAGGTATCGTAGAGATAAGATTACGAATTGCACGTGCAATCGCAGTCTCATTTGATATTGAGATCAGGTCGAAATTCATAGGGTTGATCTTAAACGTTGCACTAACGTCCTTGAACCCTTTACTTACCCTTTGGACTGGCACTTAACTATGTTACAACAATCTAGGGTTATTTATAGGGGTATCCCGACAAATTACTCAGTTAAAATTTCACTCTTATCTTCATTCTCCCAGAAGTCTTTCCAGTCCGCTTCAGACGCTTCATAGAAACCATCTTGACGGACTTTCTTCTGATTCTTTGGTGTTTTCTGATCGTGATTGATCTCTCTCAAAAAGTTCTTATCTTCCATAACACTTTTTGATTATTTATTGCGGATCAGCGTATCTAAACTCTTGTGATTTCCAAGTATCAATCAAACGATCAACATCATCTTGTGGTTCTTCTAAATCAGTCACCTCATACATGTAATGATCAGAGGTTTCCATCTTTCTCTTGTTCTCTACACTATAGACAGTGGTATCAATCTCAAAACCAGGGTTCTTTTCAATACGATTAAATATCCAAGCATTATCATACCAAATGATCCGATTATTAGGATAGGCATAATAATTACCAGTTTCGACCTTGAACAGGTGAGCACACTTATGTTCTGGTGTTTCTGAATAGTTCAGGTCTGGTACACCTTTATTCTCCCAAGACCAATCCATCGTGAACATATAATCACCCAATACCTTCTTACCATCAGGACGAATCAATTGTGCCTGAAGACCGGCAAGTCGATGTCGTCTCTGTACATCAATATAAGGACTAAAACAATCCCAGTACATGATGTCCTCTAAGGGCTCTATCTTCGCCTCTGGATCCCAACAGAAGGCATGTAGGGGTCTCCGTGTCCAATTGACACCATTCTCCAGAAACGCCTCAAACAAAGGGACACGTTTCTCCATACTAGCAACACTATGGACATCAGCCTTAGTGACTTCTCCATGTCCCTTCTTATGGTTGTACAGGAACTCATTACGAATGTAACAAGACCAATCAGGTAAACTGTGATTTAAGTAAGCCAATCCCTTTCTCCTGGAAAATAGTAATCAGTGAGTTCTTCGTCCTTAATTATATCACGAATCGCATACAGTTGTCCTGTATTACGTTCGTAAGCCACATTCGGATGATGTGAATGATTGATGTAATACTGTTGACCTAATCGTTGTAGATCATCATCAATCCAATAACCATTATCATCATAGTAAGTCATCTTCTTGAGATAGGTCTGTATTTCAGGAGACACATCAGTAATCTGAATACACCTCTTTGGTTTAAAGATGACAGTATCTCTTGGTATATCAACCAAAGAAAAAACACCTACCCCGTCACAGACTTTACTGGGAGCGAGATAAGTGTATACAGTCAGGTTATATCCTTCAATCAACGTCCTTGACCACGATAACGCTTCTTTTTCTTATTAGCTGAACTTGCAGCAAGTTTCGTGTGTTTACCCATACCTTGACGAGTCTTCTTCGGAATCGAATCGATCATCGTCTGACCAGTCAAAGATTTTTTGAGTTTTGCCATAGTTCCTTGTTAACTTGTTTTTACTATACACAAAAAAAGGAGGTCTGTCAACCTCCTTCTGATATCAAATAACTCGGGTCTTCTCGTGACCAACTCGAATCCGTGGATCACACCAGATCTTATATCCTGCGTCAATTGCATCCAGACAGAACGAAACGTCCTCACCACACATATCCTGAACCGCACCAGATTCAAATACTTGCATCTTAGGTGCAAACCAAGGATACTTCATTGCCTTATTCTCAAAGACACCATTCTGAATCATCACCCATCCAAAACCAGTGTAGTCAACAGTAAAGGGTTTCTTACGTTTCTGAATACCATCAACCATCTCATGGTTCATCACACCACCATTGTTACGGAAGTCATCTTCCTCAAGCCAATGTGCAACAGAGGTTGTCCGCCCGTCTTCAGTCGAATACCAACCAGCAACAATTTCCTTCTCCTCGCCTTCAGAGTTTAACGCTAGGTCGCACAACTGCCAGAACTTCTCGGTGTTAAAAATAATATCAGAGTCAATCCACAACTGATAGTCATACTTCAACTTACCATCCCAAGGAATCTGGTCAGGCCCTCTCAGAACATTGGCGCCGAGACACTTACAACGTGCGAAGTTCACCATTGATGAGTAGTCCTGACTGATCTGAATACTCATCTGGTTTTGTACAAGGTCAAAACACAATTGTACAAAGTTCTTCAAATAAACATATGATACTCCACGACCAGGTAGACAGAAGACTACTGTCTTCCCTTTAAGCATCGCTCTTGCTTT